AATGCCTGACATCGACCTTGACTTTGATGATAGATATCGTGACGAAGTAATCAACTATGCCAGAGCAAAATATGGGTCTGACCACGTTGCACACATTTGCACGTTCAACAAGACAGGCGCCAGACAATCTATCCGAGATGCAGCCAGAGCTCTAGGTTACGATTTTGCCGGTGGAGACGTAGTGGCAAAACTCGTTCCTCCGCCAGTATTGGGCATCTCGAAAAATCTTTCGGAGTGCATGGAAGTTGAAGAATTCAAACAGCTGTATGAGAAAGACTCAGATGCCAAAACTATTGTAGATACGGCATTTGGACTGGAAGGTCTAGTAAGACAAACTGGCATACACGCTGCTGGTATAGTTATATCTAGGGATGCACTAACCGAATACCTGCCTATCATGCGCAAGGGCGTAGATAATCCAATCATTACGCAATGGGATATGGGCAGAGTCGAGCAGTGTGGCCTTTTAAAGATTGACTTTCTTGGCCTAAGAAACCTTGGAGTTATTGACTCTTGCATCAAGTTGGTCCATAAGCGTAAAGGCGAACTTATTGATGTTGATAAAATTCCGCTTGACGACGCAAAAACTTATGATGAATTATGTAAGGGTAACTGCGCCGGAGTCTTTCAACTTGAATCATCGGGCATGAGACAATTGATGATGCAGCTTCAACCACGTAACGTAGAAGACATTATGGCATTAATCTCATTATATAGACCAGGTCCAATGGGTTCTGGAATGGATAAAGAATATATTGACCGTAAACATGGTCGTAGCCAAATTAAATATGAGCATCCTAAGTTAGCTAAGGTGCTAGCACCGTCTCTAGGAATCATGCTGTATCAAGAAGATGTTTTAGGAGTTGCTAGAGAATTGGCAGGATTTACTTCCGCAGAGGCTGATGATTTAAGAAAAGTTATTGGTAAAAAATTAATGGATAAAATTGCCAAGATGCGATCTATGTTTGTCGAAGGATGTGTTCGAACATCTGATATGTCAGAAACTTTAGCTAATAAGATTTTCTCAGATATTGAATACTTTGGCGGATATGGATTTAACAGAGCACACGCCGCAAGTTACGCCATGATTAGTTATGTCACGGCTTATCTTAAGTCAAATCATCCAACAGAATATATGGCAGGACTTATGTCATCAGTAGTTGGCAATAAAGAAAAGCAAGCATTCTATTTATCGGACTGTAGAAAATTAAATATAGAAGTCTCCCCACCGTCAATCAATAAATCTGGGATTGACTTTGAAGTAGTAGGAGATACGTCAATCGTATTTGGGCTGTCTGCGGTCAGTGGAATTGGCCAATCGATAGCTGATGCAATAGTCAACTGCAGAAACACTGAGGAGCCATATACGAGCATTGTAGACTTCCTCAGAAGATGTGATCCTGTAATTTTGAAGAAGAGTACGCTGGAACATTTAGCAGCTGCTGGGGCATTTGATGAATTGGTGAATATAGATTTAGGGGAATATCCTAGACTGCAAGAAATAGAAATGCTAGAAAAAGAAAAAGAAGAACTTGGAATATATGTAACTAGTCATCCTATTATGGGAATATGGGACATACTTTCTAAGAAAGTTGATTGCGAAATAATTGAATTATCTGAGTATCAAGTCGGATCAAATATAAAAGTCGGGGGAATAATTACAGCCTCCAAAAAGATAATGACCAAAAAAGGTCAGAAGATGTTTAAGATATCAATAGAAGATATTTCTTCAGATGTTGAAGTAATTATTTTTCCAAACAATGCAAAAAATATAGCGGATGATTACTTCAATAAAGGTGATGTAGTAATTATATCTGGAACTTTAAATAAAGAGGGTGACGAAGAAAATTCCACATGTAAGTTGTTCTTCTCATCATGTGAAAAGGTAGATGCGCACTTATTTGCCACAGGTAAGGCAATAATTTTTAATGTAAAAAAGAATATATCTACTTCGACTATAGATAAGATTTATGATATAATTGATTCGTCACGAGGTGATCGTCCTGTATTCTTACAGATATTGGATGGTAAACATAAATTTATTTACAAATATAAGATAGAGGCATCCCCTAAAGTGGAAGATGCGATTAGACAATTAATTGAATTGGAGCAATAAATGTCAGCAGATAGACCTTCAGTTAATCCTACAGATAGATGGTGCTGGGTGTTTTGCCCATCATGCAATAGGTGTCAGGATAAAGGAAGATATACAAAATGTAACGGGTGCTCAGGTCGATACGATCCAGAACTTATTATTAAAGCAGACAGTGAAGATTTCTGCGATTGCAAGAATGGAACTCTGAGATGGAAAACCCAGCAGGGTAAACTTATTATGACTAAGTTTAAATCCAATCCATTTAAGAGTCAAGTCAAGTATGAAAAGAAATCAGATGATGAACGCGATTGGGACTCATATGTTAAAGATATGAGAGAAAAATTAAATGATCCTAATTGGGATCCCATAACTTATTACGAGGATTAAAAATGAGCCAAAGCTTTCCAGCAGTTGTTGAAAAAGGTAATATTAAATTAACAGAATACACTGATTCAACTTACAATTATGATGACAAATTATTCTTACAGTGCACCTGTGTTGGATTCTATCTAACGCAAAAAGAACTAAAAGACCTATACACAGTTGTGAGTTATTATCTGAATGCAGATGATATTACTGAAGTTAAAGTATCTATAGGAGGCGAAGATGTGGCCCTATGAAGAAGACGATCATATGGAAATAGGTGAAACTGGTTGGGTAGCAATCGGCCAGGGCGCTTATATAAATAAACTTAATAATCACACTATAGATGAAATCGGAAGAGAATTCGATGAAAATGGTCGATTAATATACGATCCCAACGAAGAACAGTAGGAATATTTTTGAGTTCTATATTAATTAAAAATTATGATAGCTTAAGTGATTTAGAAAAATTAAGTTTAGTAGATTTTTCATACTCTAGAATAGATACATACGATCAATGTCCGGCAAGATACTTCTACTCTTATATTAAGAAAGAACCAAGACAGTTCAATGCGCCAGCTGCTCTAGGAAATATCGTCCACGCTGTTCTTGAAAATACTTTAGAGAATAATAAAGTCTTAGACTTAAATGAACTTCAGGAAGAATACAAAAATAATATTCCTATTTGGGATCCAAATCAAGAAATAACTCCAGATCTTATTTCCGTTGGATCAATTATATTGAATGAATTTTATGATCAAAATGTAGATAAAGAATTCTCCATATACGATAAGGAAATGTCTTTTTCTTTTATTATAGGGTCATACAAGATAATTGGCTTTATAGATAGAGTTGACATTATTGGAGATAGAGTTAACATAACAGACTATAAAACGGGTAAATGGGAAGTTGCACAGAAACACGTGCACTCTAATCTACAGCTCGGTATATACGCTCTTGCACTTCATAATATATTTCCAGAAAAAGAAATCTATGCGGAGTTGTATTATTTAAGATCTGGAAAAAGAAAAGGTCATCTTTTTACCGAAGAAGATATTGAAGAAGTTAAGAATAAACTGATTGATACTATTCAAAAAATAATGGTTGATCAGAATTTTACACCCACCGCTAATACCAGAGTATGCTCTTATTGCGATCACGCTAAATCAGGTGCGTGTCCAACAGGTGTTTTTAGAAATAAAAAGAATAGTTATGGAAAATAGAAAAGGGGCTGGTTTCCCAGCCCCAATTCTATACGTAGTTTTTAAAAAAAAGAATCAGAAAGTTGAATCTGAATCGATAGCAAAATCGAAATCATTGAACTCTGTGACTACCTTGACGGCATCGCCGTAGTCATAACCAAGGTCTACAACCAAGTCCTCGATAATTTCGTTGTCAATGGTTTCAATTGCTGTGTTGATGATGTGTGTTAATGTGTTCATGGTGATTAGTATACTTCCTTCTTAGTGGTAATGCAAGTTGTTTTGCATATTTTTATTTTTTAGTGTATAATATATACACGCTTACAGGCATTAAGGATATCACAATGGAACTACATGTTGTCAAGGCAGAAGACTTTTTTTTGGAAAAATCTTCTTTTAAAAAACAACCTAATTTGAATAACATCAGAAACAAGCAGATCGATAAAGTAATCCTAGAGGATGATGGGGTCTTTGCAAGGAAAAAGGGCAATGCGTACCAATACACTAAAACTGGATTCAGGAAAGATATAGAACTCAATGTTAGATCCAGCTGGGAAGCTAACTTTGTTAGAATCCTAAATATTTATAAAATAGAATTTAAATTTGAACCTACTGTTTTTTCTTTCCCAATAAAAAGAGGAACAAAGGGTTATACTCCTGACTTTTTTCTAGAACGAAATGGTGAATGGGTAGAGATTAAGGGCTATCTAGATGATAAAAGTAAAATTAAATTAAAAAGATTTAAAAGGTATTATCCTGATGAATTCGAAAAAATGACATGCGTCATAAGTAAGTACTCAAACGACGCAAAGAATTTTATGGCTGAGATAGAAGTTCCTCAAATTGTCTTCTACGAAGACATAAAGGTTTTTTATAGTCAGTACATAGTTAACTGGGAAGGTAAAAAATGACAGCTTACAAGGAGCAATATTACTCTTTAGAAGAGAATGAAATGCAAGACCTAATCGCTAAGGCCAAAAAGGGTTCAGCAAAAGCACAAGAAGAATTATTAAAGGTATTCAGTAATTTTTTAACTAAATATATTTCACTATTATATTATGGAAAGTTCAATTTGAACGACTATGACATACGAAGGTTTATTTCTTTGTTCATCAAGGATTCAGGAACACGCTTTGCTCTGATGAAAAATAAAATGAGTGGATCCAATATGCGAGTAATAAATGAATGCATGAGAGGTATTCATTATATGGCGAAAAGATATGGGGATGAAGAAGACATTAGGCAGACTGTATACATGACTTTCTTCCAATGCATAGGCAGATACGAAAGGAAGGATTCAGCTAAGGGTCCAATTCCTTTTAGCGGTTTTTTATATAGTTATTTCTTTTATCTTTTAAAAAAGAATGTAGATACATTCCTCATTGATCAATTAGGCAGAAAAACTTTCCCATTGCTGGACGACGATGCCACCAATGATGAAGGTGATGAAAATTATGTCATTGGTTTTAAGGCAGATCCGGTAGAGTATAGTATGGAACAATTATTAGCTGCAGATAAAATTGATGAATTTTGGGTTTTGGGCGAGAAAAACATTCCACCATTTGATAGACTAACAGTGCAAGAAAGACAGCTTCTAAAATGGAGGTACGTAGATGGGCAAAGGTCCAGCGAAATATCTCAGAAAGTTAATGAACATCCGAATACAGTTAGAGAGCACTTATCTAAAATTAAAAATAAAGTAAAAGATTTAATCTTAGAAAATGATCTCAATGAATACGCAATGCTAATTAATATGGAGAAAAATTAATGAACTTACAATCAATGGAAAAATTGCAAGAACTATTGCAGAATTTTCTTGGACCTCAATTAAAAGAGGTTATCGAAGCATATGCTGACGTAGAAAAAAATAGTAAATATTTTGTAGAAATTCCAGAGGTTGATATTATAGATCTAGGAATAGATACGATTGCGTCACTTGTTGCCCGCACATCTAATGTTTATGGTAGAGCAGCGCGCTTTGCCGGAATGTCTAGAGCACAATATAAGATTATAGAAGGTAATTATAAGAGAGTTTATAAATCAAATAGAGCCGGAAAAAATGAAGCTGAAAGAGAAGCTTCAGCCATGGCAGCAGCTGAATCACAACATACCGAAATGATTACCTGTGAGGCAATTATGAGCCTAGCTGAATCGATGGAAACGTCAGCTAGAATAGCATCAGAATCAGCTAGAAAGCTGATGGACAAAATGCAGTCCATGCAAGTAGCTGCGTTTAGAGAAGAAAAAGGTTCCTACCTGGAATCGGATTTTAGTACCTACTAAAGGATAAAGAATATGTTTATTGGTCATTACAAAAGTGTTAATACATCTGAAGAATTTTATTCTACAGAAAAAGAAGATCTTAATTTTCCAACACAAGTCGAATATAAAAGTAATAAATATCTATTGACAAAAACAATTCAAATATCATCAAGCCTTAAAAAGAATCTAATAGATGTAGCTAAACGCTTTAGTATAGATTATGATGTAAAGGTTGACTGAAGGCAGTGTTTAAATTTTTAAGATTGGCTTTTTATTTATGAACATAGAAGTATTTTGCGACGGAGCATCTAGGGGACAAGGTCAAAAAAAGATCGGAGAAGCTGCATGCTCTGTTGTTGTTTATCGCAATAGAAAAAAGATAGCACAGTTTGCTAGAGGATTAGGTCCTAGAACTAACAATGAGGCAGAATATGAGGCCGTGATAGCTGGCCTCTTAATATGCTCTATGGCTGATCTTATAGACCCAATTTTATACACAGACTCGGCTGTTGTAGCTAACCAGGTCAATGGTAAATGGAAGTGCAAGAGCGCAGCTCTAATGCCATTGCTAATGACTATTGAAGAAATCAGAGATGAATTTAATTTTCGGGTCATTCAAGTTAAAAGAACATTTGTTTGGGAACCAGACGCCTTGGCAAATAAATTTTTAGATGAATTAGAAGTAAGAAAAGAGAAAATGAATAGGATATGAATGGTATAATATGGATATGATTAAAGATAAAAAATTTTATAAAGATTATCCGATAGTTATTGGCCTAGCAGGTAAGGCAGCGACTGGCAAAACATCTGTTGCAGAAAAGATAGTGCCTAAGGCAGAAGTGAGTCCTGTTTCGAATCATGTCAAATGGGATCACTTATTTTTTAGCCTACCTTTATATGAACTAGCGTCTGTGAAAAAAAACTCACTTGGCTCTAGACAGAAGGACCGTCAACTATTTTCTATTCACCAAGTGGTGTATGATATCTTTGGCTCAAATGCCCTGGGCACCATCCCTGATTATGATATGTTTTGCCAATTAGTAAAAGATATCTACAATCTACCCATAGAGCCTGAGGGCTATAAGCCAAGATCTTTCCTTCAAAAGGCTGGAGATTTGTGCAGAGCATACGATGAAGAGTGCTTTGCTAAGTGGGGAATATTAAAAGCCAATAAATTATTTAGATCCCATATGAGAACTCCAGAGTTTGAGGATCAAGATATGCCGATGGCTATTATCATTTCTGATGTTAGATTTGAGAATGAAGCTAAGAAAATACTTGATCAACCCAATGGATTAATTATTTGCTATGAAGCATCTGATGAGATTAGAAATGAAAGAATGATGCGTCGAGATGGGCACGAAATGACACCTGAGCAAATGAACCATAGATCAGAACAAGAAATTGATTTGATAAAAGAAAAAGCCTCTGCTATAATTAATACCGACAACTTAAACATAGCGGAACAAGCATTAGCTACTACAAATTTAGTTCAAACCTTTACGGACGTGTATGCCTAAGATATCAAAAACAGCAATGGAGCAGTCATTAGACTCTCCCATAGACCAGGTGGTGAATATTTTGAGTTCAGAAATATCTATTTCAACTAATCCAGTATTTATATGTGGAGTAAATAGAAAGATTAACATTGGCAATTTTGAGAATATCGACGTGTATGCAGGTATTACTTTGCCATTGAATGAAGTTTCCTTGGAAGATAAAGATAAATTAACTGAAATTATCGAAGCTGCAGCTTCATATGGCTTTTCAATTGTTTCAAAAGAAACAGGCGAAAGATATCAGTTAATTAAAGAATCACAACAAGGAAAATAATAAACAATAGTTAGCTAACAAATATTGAAAAGGATAAAAAATGATAAAGAAATTAATGAAAAAATTATTTAATAAAAAGTCACCTGCCAAAATTGGTGGTCATGACTTAGATGATAAGGGTACCCCTAAGGAAGAAAAGCCGATTATTTGGATGACTCCAACCACTTCTGCTAATTCAACTCCTAAAGACATTAAGATTACTCCCGCTAACCCTAAGGATGTCACTCCCAAAGCAAATACTGCAGCGCCGGCTAGAAAGCCTGGTAGACCAAAGGGACAAGTATCCAAGAACCATGGTGGCACTAAGCCAACAAAAAAGGTTGCTCCAAAAAGTAATCCAAATAAAAAATAACATATTATAGACAAAATTGAGAGGCGTTGCCTCTCTTTTTTGCTATATAGGATTACTATATATATTACACTATTATACAAGGTAGGTCATTATGGCTAAGGATAAGGGTTGGGGAAGCAAAACTTCTTCAGACAACAATTATTATAAGTTATTGAAAGATTCAGTAATGAACGTTATGGATACTCCACGTAAAGGTGGATATTATTCAAGTCAGTGGAAAGCTTTCAAGAATAAAAAGTAATTATGGCTACTAAAAAGAAAAAACCAACTGCTTACCAAAAAAAGATTAAATCTGTTATGGGTGAGTATGGTCGAGGAACACTGCACTCTGGTAAAGGTGGTCCTGCTGTTAAATCGCAGAAACAAGCTATAGCAATAGCTATTTCTTCGGCATCAAAAATAAAAAGAAAAAAATAGAGAGAAGGAAATCATGGCTAGCATGAACAAAAAGAACGATCCATTCCGTAAGCCTTTCCCCGGTACCATGGGCGATATTGGCGACAAAATCAATCCTAAGGGCAGCGTAGCTCCCGCTAGTGGCGCTAAGAATTGGGCCTCAACAGTTAAGAAAACCGGCAAAAAGTAATTATGCCAATCAAAAAGTTCACTTATATTAGTGGACCTAGAATGGGAACCAACAATCAAAAGAGTGGTGGTCCCGTTATCTCTGGCATGCCAAAGAAAACTGGCTTTCCAAAGAAAAAGAAAAAAAAGAAATAACTTTATTTTATTTACTTAGGAATAACAATGGCTCAAATTAAAAAACATAAAGACATGTTTCGCGTCGCTGTTCCAGGTGAAACTGGCGATCATCCTCCAATGAAGAATGATCATGGTGAAAGATTCATTCCCACTAAAGGCCGTAAAGAAAAGGACCACATGGAAACCAAGTGGCCTAATCCCCATGCCGGAAAAAATGTGAATGGTAAAAAAACACCTCAGTCTTTAGGTAAAAGGCTAACTAACACTAAGCAAAAGATGAAGTAATGCCTGCCAAAAAAGATTCACGCCTAACCAAAGCTGGTGTTTCTGGCTATAATAAGCCCAAGAAAACACCAAGTCATCCCACTAAGTCGCATGTAGTTGTGGCTAAGTCTGGTGATCAAGTTAAAACTATTCGCTTTGGTCAACAAGGTGTTTCAGGCTCGCCTAAAAAAGAAGGTGAGTCTAAAGCCTATAGGGCACGCAGAGAAGCATTCCAAGCACGACACGCCAAGAATATTGCCAAAGGCAAAATGTCAGCCGCGTATTGGGCTAATAAGGTTAAATGGTGACTAATTATGGAAGCTGTTACTGTTGCCATAATTGCTGCCGTCGGCGCTATACTTGCAGCGTTAGTTCAAAAAAGTAGATCAGAAAATAAAAGTGATCATAATACCGTTGCAGAGTTAATAGGCGACGTAAAAGATGAGATTTTACACCTGCATCACAAGGTTGATCATCTTGATGAGCAAGTTGATAAAGTCGATGACCAGATGCATGACCACATGATGTGGCATTATAAAAAATCAAGTGAAAAAAAAATAAAATCAACGGAGGTATAATCATGGCCATGAAAAAGAAAGCAGCTGCACCTAAGAAAACAGCTTCGAAAAAGACAGCTGGTATGACTGCAGCTCAAAAGAAACTTCCCCCCTTTATCCAGGCTGCAATAGCTAAGAAAAAGAAGAAGATGTAATTTAATCGTTTTAATTAAAGAGGGCTATGACTATATGTCATGGCCCTCTTTTTTTTGCATCTATCATTACTATAGATATATCAATATTTATGTCTAATCGAAAGGCTAGAAAATATGGCGAAGCCAGCCGATAAAAAGTGGATTCAAAAAGCCATTAAAAGACCTGGAGCATTCACTGCCAAAGCTAAAAAAGTTGGCAAAACTCCAGCAGGATTTGCTGCGACAGTTACAAAAAACCCAGCTAAATACAGTAAACTAACTGTACAACAAGCTAATTTTGCTAAGACTTTAAAAAAAATAACAAATAAAAATAAGAAAAAATGAAAAACAATAGACCCTATACTGGTACGGCCGACGTAAAAGTTAATAAACAAAAGTCTAGGCCTGGAGTAACAGCTCTTTATGATCGTATTTGCTATTTTTTTCAAATGCGACCTCTTGGAACTTTAACGTCTAACGTAATTTCTGTACACTATACTGGTAGGGCTTTTGACGTTGGACCTATATTGCCAGCAGATGGTGATTTTAGATATTTAAATATAAATTTGTTAAGATTTTTATCAGATGGTGCAGAGGGGTTAGGTATAGAGGAAATCCATGATTATTGTGGGGTATATCTTCCAGGGACTAAGACATCAGCGATCCCCCGTTATGCAAGACCTGCTTCAGAGCCTCCGGAAATATATACGGAAAGAAATATGTTTGGAGCTGGCTATAGATGTGATAGAGCAGCTATCTCGGAATTTAATGAGAAAAGATTTTCGGGATGGAAAACTTGGGATAGAGCTGCTCACTTGCGTCACGGTGGAACTACCATCGGATCGACTCATATACATGTAGAAGTAAGTCCTGCAATGGCAGACAATCCATCTTTAATGATAGCAAACTTTAATAAAGCTTTTAAAGTTTTTCAGTTTATAAATGGTGGCTGGCCAAGTTTTAAATAATGCATTACTATTATATTAAATAAGAAAATAGGAGATTAATAAATGAGTTTACCTTTTATCAAACTTGTAGTACCTACGGCTCTTAAGCAGTATAAGAATGGTCAGTTAGCTGACAGCGTACTTGCACCCATTAAGACTGGCGGAAAAATGTATGCCCCCGTCGCAGCAGAGTTTAACAAGTTGTATGACGCAGCAATTGTTGCTGGCATCAAGCTAAAGAACGTTGGCGACTACCGCTCATTCGAAGGTCAGCTGTCCATGTTTATGGATCGTTATGTAACAACTGATACTGGCACTGGCGTTACCCGTCAATATGAGGGTAAGACCTGGTGGTTGAAGAAGGGCAAAGCCCCGTCAGCCGCCCCAGACCCAACTGGTCTCAAGGGTTCTAACCATGGCTGGGGACTTGCTATTGACCTTGGTTACGATCAGGGCGGCAAGACCGCTTCGTTTGGTCTCAATGTTCCTGCCTTCCAGTGGATGTGTGAAAACGCCCCCAAGTATGGTTTCTACCTTCAGGGAGATAACCCTGCTTCTAAAGAATTTGAGGCATGGCACTGGCAGTACTGTCTTGGCGACGCTGCCCCCAATGGCGCAGTACAGGCTGCTCCAGCAGCAGCCCCAGCTGCACCTGCTGGCGGTGGCATGCACTTTGATTACCCAGGTGCTCCAGTAGGTCTTGGTTCTAAAGGAGCGTCAGCTTCTTTGGTTCAGGCAATCATTGGAGCAAAAGCAGATGGCGATTTTGGCCCCAAGTCTGTTGCTTCACTAAAGGCATGGCAAACAGCAAATGGCCTCACTGCGGATGGCTCTGTTGGTCCTGTAACATGGAAGAAGATGTTCGGCTGATGCGTAAAGTGATTTTAGCATTAGTAGCTATGTTAGGTGCATTTTGTATGGGATTATTGAGTGGATGCAGCGATGCATACAGATACCCATGTCAGGATCCAACTAATTGGGAGAGTGCGGATTGTAAACCACCAATTTGTACAGCTTCTGGAACGTGTCCAGAAGAGATATATGGGAGTGTTCCTCAATGAATGAAAAGAAAAGATATACAAATAGTGAAATAAAAGCTCGTATGGTTTTATTTGTCGGTGCGAGTTTAGCATTTACATTTATGGTCATTGTATGTGGAGTGATGTACGCTTTAGTGTTCGTCACTCAACCGATTAATCAGCAGAGTCCCAACGACAAAGCTTTTATTGATTCCCTGCTAGTTCCTATAGTTTTATTCTTGTCTGGTTGTTTAAGCGGAGTTCTCGCTGCAAACGGACTAAAGGATAAGGAAACAAAACCTACAGATAGTGGATATCAGATTTACGATCAAGATAAGAGTTAATCATGGCTGAAATGGTTTGGGATAATCCATCCCCTAAGAAAAAGTCTAAGAAATTAACGCCAAAATTAAAAGTGAAAGCAAAAGCTCGAGCAAAGGCAGCAGGGCGTCCTTATCCAAATTTAATTGATAATATGGCAGTAGCTAGAAAAAAGAAAAAATAATGGATGATATGACGTTTGCTGGTTTTATGCCAGCAATGAAAAATATAGAGATTACTCCATCAACTTCAATGATAACAACAGAGGGCGGATTAATCAAGGGGCATGTGATAAAATTGACGTTTGGAGATAATCAAGAAATGGTTTTCAGCACTACCGAAGAACAGCTACAGAAATTATTCTTTTTAATTTTAAAAACAGTTAATAAATAAATTACTATTATAAAATGGTGGTGTGGTGTGACTTTTAAAGAGCACTGCGCCACCATTTGTGTTATAATAGTTGCAGCGATTAAAAATGTAAGCCAGACTGAAACAGGTACATATGGCAAAGATACTTTATTATGATATAGAAACTGCACCAAACTTAAGTTATGTTTGGGGGCACTTTGAACAGAATGTTATTGAGCATGAGCGCGAATGGTATTTATTGTGTGTCTCCTATAGATGGGAACATGAAAGTAAAACACAAGTTTGCGCTCTAGTGGATTTTCCAGATACCTACGCTAAGGATCCAGAAAATGATTTTCATGTTGCAAAAAAGTTATGGGATCTCTTAGATGAGGCAGATATTGTTATTGCCCACAATGGAGATAGATTTGATATGCGTAAAGCAAATGCAAGATTTGTTTACCACAATCTAGGACCGGTCTCGCCAGTAAAACAAATTGATACATTAAAATCTGCCAGAAGATACTTTATGTTCAATAGTAATAAATTGGATAACCTTGGGAAACACCTAGGTGTAGGTGCGAAGGTGGATACAGGTGGCTTTGCTACATGGGCTGGATGCATGCGTGGAGACATGAGGGCATGGAAGACTATGACAAAGTATGCCAAACAAGACGTTGACTTGTTGCGTAATGTCTACATGAAACTGAGACCATGGATGGCTAATCATCCAAATCTTAATGTATATTCAGGAGAAAGCTCTTGTCCAATATGTGAATCGGAAGATCTGCAACGTCGTGGACAAAGATACACCCAAGTGGCAACATATCAGCAATGGTATTGCAACTCATGCGGAGCATGGAGTAGAACTAGAATGTCAGAAGATGTAGAAAAACCTGGTATAGTTTCCTAATAAATTTAGGAGAGGTGCCAGAGTACGGTTGAATGGAACATCCTGCTAAGATGTCGATGTGGTAAAATACATCCGTGGGTTCAAATCCCACTCTCTCCGCCAAATAACATTCTTAAAGAAGGAAATATGAAAATTCTTGTATTAGGTGCCGGTGGTATTGTCGGTCAACATATGAAAATCAATGAGCCAAAAGATGTTGAAGTAATCTATTCGAGAAAAACATCTAGTCCTGGATGGCATGGAATAGATGTTGATAATCAAGACGTTCGAAAAGAACTAGACATTATAAATCCAGATGTAATTATTAATTTAGCTGGAGAGAATAGAGTTGATGTCGTTGAATCAGATCCGCAGAAATATGTAAGTGTAAATGTTGATTTAGTAAAAACACTATGTACATGGGTAACGAAAAATGACAAGTACTTGATACAAGGGAGTACTCAAGGTATTTTCAGTGGAGAGAACTCATGCTATGATACTAGCGATATAGCTCATCCATTAACTCACTATGGCAAACAAAAACTAACTGCTGAACAGATAGCTTTAGCTCATCAAAATACTGAAATATGTCGATTAACTTTTGTTATTGGTGTAAGACCTTTCCAGAATATTGGACGCAAGAATCCCCTAGAGTCAATGATTCAGGATGATGTTCAGCTACAAGTTAATGATAGATTTTTTTCCCCATTGTTTGCAGACGATGCCGCTGAAATACTTTGGAACAGAGCTTTGAATTTCAAGAACGCCAAAGAAAAAATAGTTCACTTAGGGATTCCTATAAAGTGTAGTAGATTTGCAATAGCACGAGATCTAAAGTATAATTTACATGGATGTATTAACCCTGTAATTGAAGGTGTATCACATGAGCACTTTAAGGGGATTGCCCCAAGACCAAAAGATACAACATGGTGTAAATCATTACACAATAGATCCTACGAAGAAGGACTAATATCCTCATATCTATTATGGGAGAAAGTAAAAAATGAACATAGATAATCAAGCTGAACTTATTTCTGGATTTTTAGGAATAAGTTTAAACGATGCAAAGAATAGATTAAGTCTTGGATTTCATGCTAATCATCATGAAGTCGCTAAAGATTTTATTGACAATCAAACTAATGTAGATGATCCTAATTCTTTATTAAATTGGTATAGAACTACTGACTCTTATATATGGGAGCTATCCGCCTATCATTTAGATGAGGGTTTTAATTACAAGGGTATGTGTGAGGGAATTTCCTTAGGTTTATTTCATTCTGGAAAAAAGAATGTTTTAAGCATTGGTGATGGAATTGGAACTCTCAGTTTGCGAATGGCAGAGCAGGGCATTGAGACGACATACCATGATTTGGAAAATAGTAAAACAGCAAACTTTGCACAGTATCGATTTAGCAAGCGCGCTGATCTAGATATCAAAACTTTATTCACTGATAGCTTTGCGCCAACAATTGGTAGTAATAAGTTTGACGGTGTTGTCGCTTTAGATTTTCTCGAGCATGTTGTAAACGTCGATGAATGGGCGCTAGCTATATTTAACTGCCTAAAGAAAAACGGCGTATTCATTCCCAATAATGCGTTCGGCATAGGCGATGCCGAGCACGGAAATTCTATTCCAATGCACCTAGCTATTAATAATAAATACGAATGGGAATGGGATCCAATGTTAGTGAAAATAGGATTTGTCCGTCATGAAAATGAACAGTGGTGGGTGAAGCCATGAGAATAGATATGGGCACTGCTAGTTATAATAATCCTCAGAAGTTAAATATGATGCTCATTAATATGAGAGAGAACTCTACTTCCGATTGGCGCTTTCTAGTTGTCGATAATGCTTCGACTGACCCAGGTGTCAGAGAAGTTATTGAAAGACACGCTAGTGAAGATTCAAGAATCATTCCAAGATTTCTAGATCACAATAGTGGATACGTCGGAGCAGTTAATCAAATATTAGAATGGGCCGAAACAGATTATCTCGGCTACTTAGATAACGACGCCTATGTGACAACTCATGGATGGGACGAAAAACTTGCGGGGTATCTTGCTACAAACTTAGAAGTTGCCATGGCCTTCCCTAACGGTGGAGCTTATCAAATTCAAAGACCCAAGTATACAGAGATACTATGGGGCGTAGGTTTCTGCTGGATGCTTAAGAAACAGGCATACTTGCGAATTGGTGGATTTGATACTCAGATCGGTCATCAAGAAGAAGTCGATTACCAAACTCGTCTTAGACTTGACGGTTGGAAAATGATAGCTGATCCATCTGTCCAAGTGCGGCATGATTCAACTAGCTCAAATGATCCCGCATCTAGAAATAGGATTAATGAAGGTGTTGTTAATTGGGTTAACAAGTGGAATAAATATTACGTTGGCCCGAATGTCACGTACCATAGTCCTAATGTAACCAGATTTGAAGATTGGAGCGCCATATATCTAGAAGAGTGGTATCAATCACAGCCGGAACTACAGGGAATAAATGAAAATCCAGAGACGATATATATAGCAGCATTGGGTAGAGAAGTCGATCTTATTAAAGTTCCTAGATGGACCAATTTCTACAGAGGAAGAATGATCTGATGAGACTAGAAACTATTCCGCAAGGCGACGGCATTAAGGTAGTCATAGGAACTAGAACATATCTTGGCCCAGACTGGATGCACATTGACATAGATCCAACTCCACTATATGATCATGTTAATAAACGAACTGTTCCAGTAGACGTTGTATGTGATGCTCGCAAAATCGATCTTCCGGATAACTACGCTGACATAGTTTATAACTCAGAATGCCTAGAACATTTTCCTTGGAAAGAATATCAATCAGTATTAGCTGAATGGTGTCGAATCGTTAAGCCAGGTGGCATGATCAGAATAGAAGTCCCAGACTTTATTCTAGCCTGTAATCAATTGATTACCATGGACTCGCTTGATGGAGACAGAAGAATGCAGCAAATCTTTTTTGCTGAACAACTCAATCCTTTTGACTTTCACTTTGTAGGCTTAACGCACAGAATGTTACAAGACGACTTTGAAACAATGGGTTTTGAGATATTGGATGTTAAGCGTGGAGATGAATGGGGCTGGCTTAAAGTCGATGCCCGTAAACCTGTGCTATAATATATATTATGAACTGGGACTACGTAGCACATATAATTAGAGATGTGTTCCGCGAAAGAACATTCACAACTGTTTATGGTCGCAACAAAGAACTGATAGATGTTTTGCGCACACCTAAGCACAGCATTGGTGCGTTTATGTTACATACTGAAAGAGAAAAATATTTCTCTAACGACTGGTGCAAGTACTGGGAGGTTGGTGTTAACGGAATGCATTTTGGCGAATCAATTTGTGATTTATTTATTTCATTTAATTATGATCCAAAACTTTTAAACGGTGACACCGATATGACAGCCAGCCAGATTAAAAACTTTTTAAAACCTGGTGGTTTTGCAATGTTGGTCAATCCAGGTGTTTGGGCAAATGATCTTGGAAAATATCTAACTATTAATGCACAAGTGGAAACTGACATTAGAAGATATTCAATCTTTAAAAATGAGAATGTATTAGTGTATGAAAATATTTGATTGTTTTACATATTTTAATGAAGAAGATATTCTTCGTCTAAGATTGGAAGAGCTTAATGATGTCGTAGATTACTTTGTGATTGTCGAGGCGTCACAAACGTTTACCGGCATTGATAAACCGTTCTATCTAGATGATGTTTCCAGCTGGATTGAACGGTGGCAGGATAAAATTATTAAAGTAAGAATAGATTTTCCTTCTTCATTATCGACATCTTGGGAAAGAGAATACTTTCAAAGAAACGCTATCGTAGATGGGCTGTCTCTTGCTGAGAAGAATGACGTAATTTTAATATCTGACGCAGATGAAATAATTAAACCATCTGTTATACGGAAATTGAAAAAAATTAAACTACCTACAAGATTAGATAATAATCAATACTTCTGGAACTTTCATTGGATGGCTCCACAACACTGCAACCAGGGGGCAAGACCAGTGGCTCTGAAGTTTCAGCATCTGGCAAACACAACCCCCCAAGATTTGAGATCAAATACTAAAAATATTATTCCCGATGCGGGATGGCATTTTTCTTATTTTGCCAGCGAACAAGACATAGTTAAAAAGATAGAATCCTTTGCCCATACGGAATATAATAAAGATGAATTCAAATCCGTACAATCTATCCTGCAAAGAATACAGGATGGCATAGATCCATTCGATAGGTTCCCCCTAAAGTACTATGAAATAGACGGAACGTATCCTGTTTACGTGCAAAATAACTATAAATAGGAAAAAGTGATTACTATACTCCTAGATGTCTTGAATACCTAAGGAGTCAAAATGGCCGGTAAAAAGCCCGCAAAGAAAAATGTTTCAAATTCACCCGTAGCTACATTAAAAGTAGAGCTTTTAGGTAAAGCTATTTTATATATAGGATTAAAGGGCAAAACTTTTAATTGCCCCACATGCAACAGACAGTTTGTACGTGGCATAGTCTATGAGCATAATAATGAAAAGTTCTGCTCAAGAAACTGCATAGGCTGAATAAGTTTTCAAAACATGCTATTATATATACATAGTAACTATCTTTTAGGAGAAAAATGTCAATTTATTGGTTAGCTGAATTTCTGGAACAAGAAGAGCACAAAATGGCTCCAGCGGAACAGGAGTATGTACGGGCTCTGATGGGCATAGTTTCAAGATATGGTAAGCTTGCAAATAGTGATGGTAATGGAATCTGGGTAGGATATCGCTCAGCCGAAGAAAACGAAGACTCTGGCATTGGGGTCAAGTGTGAAAACTGCGCTTTTTATCAAGGTCAGGGCGTATGTAAAATTGTCGCTCAAACCGTAGAAGAAGAAGGATTATGTAGATTAGCTGCAATTCCAGACGGCGTAGTAAAAAGTTCCATGAAAGATGAAAATAATGAATAATTATTGGCTATCAGAATACAGCTCTCCAGATAATAAGAATCAGCCAGAAAATGATATGCCTAAAGATGATTCCGAAGATACGGATGATCCTCACAATAAATTAAATGATCGTCAAAAAATGATGTATGATATGTATGAGAATATTGTTGAGACCAATGGTAAATTCGAACAAACATCAAAAGCAGATGGAGCACACTATGCGCCAGCTGAAGCAAACCCTTTCAAAGAAGAAGGATTAGTTTGCGGGAATTGTGTTTTCTTTTTAGGTGGTGGTGGCTGCGAATTGGTTGCTGGCCAAATCGAAAACGAAGCTATTTGTAAATTGTGGATTATTCCTGAAGAGCTAATTAAAGGTTAATTCAATCAGAGTCTTCTGACTCCTTTTTAATGACAGCTCCGAGAAGAACGACAGATAGTGTGATAACACTAATCTTAATTCCCCATGACTGTATGTCTCCAGACAAAGTGATAAGAACTAATACAGTTCCGGCTATTGTCCAGGCCTGATCGTAAATTGCAGATGTTAATTTAGTTATAAATTTTTTCATTATTAGTCTCCCTGTTATTTTCTTCGTCTTGATCCGCCAGCAGCACCTGCAGCTGGAGCAGCAGCAATTACTGCACCGGCAGCAATGACAGCTCTTCTTTGTCCCACATTCACAGCGGAACCTAATGGTACGTAAGTGTTTAAACTTCCGGAACCAAATATATTTATTTCTTCCTCAAATGAAGAACGAACTTCTTCTGGAGCATCTTGCACCGCAGCAATAATTTCCAAAGCTTGTTCTTCTGTTATTTGATCTATTGGAATTTCAGCAAAGATCTCAGCTGCCTGATCTCCGTCGATAGAAGATAGTACTTCTGCACTTGTGGCAATCTCAGTTGCTTGTTCTTCCGTGATTCCATTTTCTATAATTGCATCGACAGCTTCTTGGACTTGCTCATCAGTAACTGTGTCGCCACTCAAGACGTCAACCAAACTTGCAAATTGTTCGTCACTCAATGGCTGATCCAATACTGCACTTAACACCGCAGTAAATTCTTCGTCACTTAGTGGTTCTTCAAACACAGTATTAAGGACTTCAGTAAACGCCTCATCGCTTAATTCTTCTATAAAAACTTGATCGAGGACTTCTGTGAACTGTTCTACTGATAAATCACCAGATAATAATTCTGTAGCTGCAGCAACTAACTCTTCTTCATTATCAGCTGAAGTTAAAATTTCATCTACGGCATTAGCAAATTCTTCTTCAGTTAAATCTCCAGATAAAATCTCATCTACTTGATTAGATATGTCATCTGGAACAGTAGTCTCAGGTTCTGGTGTCGTAGTCTCTGGCTCAGCAATAGTTGTTTCTGGTTCTGTCACTTCAGGCTCAGGAACCGTTATCTCGGGTTCAGTATCATCTACAGGGGGATCTGTATCTGGAGGAATAACCACAGGGGGAATTGTTTCTGGTTCAGTAGTAGTTGTAGTTTCCGGTTCTGTCACAACAGGAGCTTCAGTAGTAGTTTCTGGTTCGGTAGTTGTAGTCTCTGGCTCAGTCGTTGTGGTTTCTGGTTCAGTGGTTGTAGTTGGGGCTTCTGTTGTGGTGGTTGTAGTCGGTGGTTCAGTTGTAGTTGTTGTAGTTGTTGTGGTTGTTGTGGTTGTTGGTGGCTCTGTTGTTGTAACAACGGTGTTGTTGTCTTCAATGAATCCAGAGCCACTATAGATATTCGTGTTCTCGCTAAAACTATTAGCGCGTGAAGTAGACCAGGAGTTGGAGCTATTGCTACCAGCAATGAGCGAACCATTACTGAAGTAGTTATTGAAGGTTATAGCAGTAGAGTTGCTTGTGAACGTGTTTCCTTCAATAACTTGATTGTCTGCACCTGGCGTCCACGAGGAAGGAATCCATGAGAAAATATAAATTGCCGTTGCGTTGTTGCTAAACGTTGATCCGTAGACCTGGATCCTATTTAACCCCTGCATTTGAGCGGCAACAACGTTGTTGGAAAACACGGAGTTGCTGATTCGCACAAAACGCTCAGTCGCAAGACCGTAGTTATTATTTAGAAACTGAGAGTTGTTGATATAGATACGGTCACCATACGCAGAGTCATCACTCTTGGTAGACGGGGTTGAGCCGTAGTCCGACCGAATTGCGTTTGCAAGATAGGTAAATTGGCAAGATTCAAATGTTGTGACGGTGTTATTCTGCTGATACCACGCGTAGTTTTGTGAGTCGGTGAACTTTACATTTGTAATCGTAAAAGTTCCATTGTTTATCCAAGCAATTCCGCCCGTGGCGTTTTTTCCGCGCTTGAAGGTCAAATCGCTAATGGAGACGCTACGATAGCCATTGTTATAGATAGAGCGATAGGCGCTATCGCCGTCAATAATGGTAGTTGCCATACCAGTTCCAGTGATTGACACTCCTTGAGTGATTGCGGGAAGATCAGCCGTAAGGGTGATTGTGCCCGGGACCGTAATAACAATTGCATCATAGATTCCGCCAGCGGTAGCGTTTGCCTGATTAATTGCCCAGCGTAAAGTTCCTGTCGTATTCGTATCTTCTAAACTTGTGACAACTAATGATGTTGGTGCTGGAGTTATAGATAGATTTACATTGTCAATACTCGGACCATAATGCCCAGCCCAGTATCCGTTGTCCATGCCGCTAAAAGTTATTGTAGCGTTGGTTGCTCCCTGCGGAATTAAAATAGACAGACTGAAGTTTTCCGGATCATGGGCAACAGATCTAGTGACTGTAGCGGAGGTGGGAGAAGCAGAATCTGAAGATAGGGTTGCTGTCCAAGTGTCTGATATAGCACCTTGGCCTACGCTATTTGTTAGGCTATTATCTACAATAAAAGAAACATCTAAAGTCTCTCCTGGGGAAGCGTCAACTGTTTGAGAAACTGTTCCAGACTGATAAGAAAAGCGAAGAGATCCTTGGAATGATACACCTGATCCACCATTTTGAACTATTGTCCATCCAGATGCCCCATTAAAATCCCCATTGACAAGCGCACTGCTTGCATGCGCACTTGATAGCGGCGCAAAAAAACCAACAATAGCTAGTGATATAGTAGAAAACCTAAATAAGTTACCAATAAAATTCCGCATGATAAAGACTCCCATCCTCGATAAAATAGTAAGACTAAAGTCCCTAAATAAGAGTGTAGATTGTTGACACACTAGAAATTATTGTGATAATATATAAATATATTTTATTGACATTGAGGTTTAAATGATTTCTATTTGTACACCAACTTATAATACTGATCCAAGTATTCTAGCTAGAACTTGGGCAAGTCTTAAATCTCAGACTTATACTGATTGGGAGTGGGTCGTTTGGGACGACTCTACTAATAATGATACATGGAGTCAAATTTATGGTTTAGCATCTGATGAAAGATTCAGACTGATGGCGCATAAATCACACGTCCATTCCGGAAGTATTGGCAGAGTTAAACGTCAGTGCATGATGGCAGCCGAAGGTGACATTCTAGTAGAGTTAGATCACGATGATGAATTAATGCCCGACGCACTACAGTTAATTGCTGACGCATTTACTGATCCAGAAGTTGGATTTGTTTATTCTGATTGGTGTGAAATTTTACCTGATGGTCAATCTGGAAGATATCCAGACGGTTGGGCTTTTGGTTACGGTTCAGATTACTGGGACGAAGAGCATCAAGTCTGGACAATGCGTGCTCCAGAAGTCAATCCCACTACTATTAGACATATCGTTTCGGCACCTAATCATGTACGTGCATGGCGAGCTAGTGTCTATAGGGAATTAAATGGGCATGATCCTCGTTTTACTGTAGCAGATGATTTTGATTTAGTTGTTAGAACTTTTTTAATTACTAAATTTAATTATATTCCCAAAATGATTTACAAGCAACACATTGGTCCCTTCACTGCACAGCGTACACGCAACGCCTTGATTCAACACAACGTTGCAGAAATCGCAGCTAAATATGATAATTTGATTACTAAACGTTTTGAAGATTTAGAATCTTGTTCTGGCACAACAGAATAAAAAATGTTACTATTAACATAAGCGCTTATTTTATATTCCTATAGAGGTTTTTACATGGCTAATACTATTTTAGTTAAGAATTCAGGTACGACTACGTCTGTACCTGTTTCTATGACTCATGGCGAACTGGCATTAAACTACGCAGATGGTAAGTTATTCTATAAGAACGCATCTAATACTATTGTTGGCGCTAAATTAATTACTGGAATTACTGGCACTACAGATCAAATTACTGTAACTGAAACCTCTGGCTCTTTTGTTGTAAGCTTACCATCCGCCGTCTCAGTTTCTGGCAATATAGCTGCTGGAGGCAACCTCATCTCCAATAACTCATCTGGTGATGAGGGTGGTGAAATTTTCCTAAAGAAAGCAGTCACCAATACCACCCTTACTGGTGGAGTCACTATTGACGTTTGGCAAAACAGACTTCGTTTCTTTGAGCAAGGCGGAAATGCAAGAGGTTTTTATCTTGACATAAGTACTGGAGGCAATGGTGTTGGCACCAGTCTTCTTGCTGGTGTACAAGGTCCACAAGGCCCTCAAGGAGCCACAGGCTCCCAAGGAGCTACGGGCTCTCAAGGAGCCACAGGTTCTCAGGGGGCTACTGGTCCCCAAGGCGCCACAGGTTCCACTGGCGCTCAAGGAGATATAGGCCCACAAGGTTCTACTGGCCCCCAAGGGGCAACAGGAGCTACTGGATCTCAGGGCCCACAAGGTTCAGCTGGCACCCAAGGTGCAACGGGACCTCAGGGTGCTACTGGAGCGCAGGGCAGCCAAGGGTCAGTTGGTAGCAGTGGACCTCAAGGTGACGTTGGTCCCCAAGGTGCCACTGGCTCACAAGGGGCAACAGGTTCTCAGGGCCCTCAGGGCAGTGTTGGATCTCAGGGTGCAACAGGAGCTCAAGGCTCAACTGGAGCCCAAGGATCTACGGGAGCTCAAGGAGATATAGGTCCTCAGGGAGTTGCTGGATCTCAAGGAGCCACTGGTTCACAAGGGGCCACAGGGTCTCAGGGATCGACTGGATCTCAGGGCTCAACTGGACCGCAGGGAGACGTCGGTCCTCAAGGTGCAGTTGGCTCACAAGGAGCGCAAGGTGCAACAGGCCCCCAAGGCTCAACAGGATCTCAGGGATCTACAGGTCCCCAGGGGGCAACTGGGCCACAGGGGGATGCGGGAGCTCAGGGATCCGTTGGTCCACAGGGAGTTCAAGGTGCCACAGGATCTCAGGGTAGCACTGGGGCACAGGGAGCAACGGGCTCTTTTGGCGGAGCAACTTTTTCATATAATTATTTAACAAGTACAGCAGATAGTGATCCCGGCACAACAAACTTAAAGTTTAATAATACTTTTTCAACTGCAACTTTCTTATACATAGACCCAGTTGACAGTAACTCTGTAGATGTATCTGCATATCTTGAAACAATTGATGATTCAAGTTCCGCAATTAAGGGACACTTTAGGGTAGAAGAAGTTGGGAATTCAGCGGTCTTTGCTTATTACGCAATAAGTGGAGCACACACTTATGTATCCTCATATTATAAAGTTCCAGTTACTTATCTGACTGGCTCTTCTCCATCATGGGCAAATGGTCAAGATATAATTATTACATTTGTTCGTACTGGCGACAAAGGTGATACTGGTAATACAGGCGCACAAGGTGCAACTGGTTCGCAGGGTGCAACGGGCCCTCAGGGAGCAACTGGAGCTCAAGGAGCCACTGGCGCA